CGGCGTTCAGATTCCCTTTGAAATCCACTACAACGGCGGACGCACAAAGGGAACTTTTGATGCGGCAACAAAAACGTTTACCGCAGATTCGTCCAAGTAATCAAAAAAGGGGGGCTGCTTCGGCAGCCTCTCTCCCTTTTTAGGAGGTAAAACATGGCACAGCAGCGACAGAGTATAAACTTTGACGACGGCTTTAAAAGCTACGAAATTAACGGCGACCCGCAGAGAATTGTCCGTATAGATACCGCCGACTACGGACTTATAGAGCGTCTGCGGAACGCTAAAAACAATATAAACGAAGAAATGAAAAAATATGAGAACGTCAAGATAAAGAGCGACGGTTCGGCAGACCTTGACGATGAGACGGCAGCTGATAGTCTCCGCGACCTCGGCAAGTTCATATGCGGTCAGTTCGACTATATCTTCAACTCCGAAGTGTCCGGCGTTCTGTTCGGCACAGCTTCACCGCTTTCAACTCGCGGCGGCGTTCCGCTTTTCGAGCGCGTTTTCAATGCAGTTCTTCCGATTATAGAAACTGACATAAAATCCGAGCAGAAGAAAGCCGAAGCCCGTATCAAAAAGTACGAAGCCGAAGCCGCGAGGTTTAAAAATAGCTTATGATAGGCTATCTTCCGACCACGCTCGAAGTGGCAGGCAAAGAATATTCTATCTGCTCCGATTATCGCGTTGCGCTTGTCATTTTCGAGGCGTTTGACGACCCGGAACTCAATGAGTATGACAAAATGGCGGTTATGCTGGACTGTTTATATAAAGAGCCAGACTCGATACCGAGAGAAGCCTGCAACGAGGCGATTGAAAAAGCGTCGTGGTTTCTTGATGGCGGTGAGGACTATAAAGAAGCAGGTCAACAGCGACAGAAAAAGGTCATGTCATGGTCTCAGGACGAAAAGATGATTTTTTCCGCAGTAAACAAGACCGCCGGGCAGGAAGTCCGCGCCGTGCCCTATATGCATTGGTGGACATTCCTCGGCTATTTTGCAGAGATTGGCGAGTGCCTTTTCTCGACAGTCCGTTCTATCCGCGAAAAGAAGAACAGGCACAAGAAACTCGACAAGTGGGAGCAGGAATTTTATAAAGAGCACAAAAAGATGATAGACATTGAGCGCAAATACTCGGCACAGGAACAGGCAGAACGTGACGCGCTCAATAAACTTTTAGGATAGCGGGGGGTGATTGAATGGTTGACGGCTCTCTCAAATTTGACACAAAATTTGACACGGACGGCGTAAACAAAGCGACCGATATGGTCAATAAATCGGTGTCACGTATGTATCAGCGCGTCAAACAGGCGTTCAGCGGCAAGGAAGTCGACCAGTCGTCGGCGAAGATGAAACGGTTGCAGAACAATGTCGATGAAGCAAATGCCAAAGTCGAAAAGCAGATAGCCGAAGTCGAAAGACTGCGCACGGAATATGAAAATCTCAAATCTGACGACGGATATATCGAGCCGGAAGCCGCAAAACCGCTGATAGAACAGGCGGAAACGCTCAAAGCGAAAATCGCCGAAGCAAAACAGCAAGTCGCCGAATATGACAAGCAGTGGGAACATGGCGTTGCCGGAGCTGACGGCAAATCCGGCGAGTGGGTTGACAAAGTCCACAGCTTGCAGGCGGAATATGACAAAGTCCTTGAAAAAATCGAAAAGATTGAAAGTAAAGCCGAAGCGAAGCACCAGACCGACCGTTCCGCGCAGCTTGCTTCGTCCGAAGCGGCTATCGCGGACGCAGAAACAAAGCTCGACGGACTCAGAAACAAAGCTGATATTGCAAAAACAAAGCTCCGGGAAGCCTTGAACGCGAAAGCGCCTGCGGGTTTTAAAAAGAGCTTGGCGGGAGCGACTGTCGGTCTTGATAAGTTTGTCAAACGCATAGGCGGTCTCGCAAAGCGAGTCTTTATTTTTACGGTCATAACAAAGGCACTCAGAAAGCTCAAAGAGTTGCTTACCTCTATGACCTCATCGGACAAACAGGTGCAGACCTCTCTCGCCAACATAAAAGGCAATCTATTGACGGCGTTTCAGCCTATATATGAGTTTGCATTGCCCGCGATTAAAGCGTTGTTACACGCGCTCGAACAGGCATCCGCTTTTCTTGCGTCGTTCACTGCCGCGCTTTTCGGCAAATCTGTATCGCAGATGCAGAAAAACGCAAAGGCACTTAACAAGCAAGCAACGGCGACAAGCAAGGTCGGCAAGGCGGCGGAAAAAGCCTCTCGAAGCCTTGCGAGTTTCGACGAGCTGAATCAGCTCAGCGATAACAGCGCAAGCAGTTCAGGCGGCACAGATGCGTCGTCTGCACCCTCATTTGACAACGAGATAGCCGATTTGGACAGCAACATAAAGAGAGTAACATCACAGGCAATGACGCTCGCAGGTGTCGGGTTGGTGCTTGTCGGCATTGCGACTGCCTCGATACCTGCAATTCTTACAGGCGTTGCTCTTATAATGATGGGCGTGACAATGCGAGAGGGCACGGGAACGCTTACAAAACCTAACTGGGTAGACCAAGTTATCACATGGGGCGGAATGATAGTTGGCGTTGCCTTGCTTGTGGCTGGACTTGCTTTAGGCAGTATAAAATTGATTTTGACAGGTATCACGCTCTACGCCACAGCGGCGGCGTATGGCAAGGCGAGCGGAACCTTTGAAGCAATGCCAAGTTGGCTAAAACAAGTAGTGACGTGGGGCTCGATAGCTCTGGGTACAGCGCTACTTGTAATAGGCATAGTAACAGGTAACATTGCGCTGATAGCCGCTGGAATTTTGGCTTTTAAGTTTGGCACAGATGTTGGGCGAGAAAGTGGCGCGTTCTCCGAGCTTCCGAGCTGGCTGCAAACTATAATCAGCTGGGGCAAAAAAGCTATGGGCACAGCGTTGCTTGTGGTCGGACTTATAACTGCGAACCTTTCGTTGATACAAAGCGGCGCGTCAATGCTGGGCATTACGATATCGACGGAAACGGTTTCAGATGCCTTTTCGGCGACATGGAACGCCGTCAGATCACTCGGAACGCGAATTGCCAATTGCGCGTCTGACCTCTGGAATAAAATAACCTCCGGCGCGTCGAGAATGTGGGATTCAATCAAAAACTCAGGTCGTGACAGACTTAACGGTATTATATCGCTCGTTGAGCGGTGTATTAATACCGTTGTCAATAAAGCAAATAGAATCTCGTGGAATATTCCCGATTGGGTGCCCGGAATAGGCGGCAAGAAGTTCGGTTTCAATCTGCCTACCGTCAGCATACCTCGCCTTGCAACAGGTACAGTTGTCCCGAGAAACTACGGCGAATACACTGCCATACTCGGCGATAACAAGCGCGAGCCCGAAGTTGTTTCGCCTTTGTCGACGATGAAACAGGCGGTTCGCGAGGTCATGAACGAACTCAGCGGAGATAACTCACGCCCGATATCAATTTCAATTTATACCACGCTCGACGGAAAGGTCGTCGGGCAATCGGCAATTGAATACCATAACGGCGTTGTCAGAAGAACTGGCAAAACGCCGCTCGCGGGGGTGAGCGTATGAGTATAGCCGTAATGAAAATCAAAAAAACGGGTACATCGACATGGAAAACACTTCCCACGCCGATGGGCTTGAAACCCGGAATAAATATCATCGACAGCAGCAAAAGCGGGCGTGACAACAACAAGGGAACAATGTTCCGCGATATCGTGACGGGAAAGAACAAATACACCGCCACGATGCCGAGCGGATTGAACAACACGCAGTATGCAGAAATCGCGGACATTATCCTTGCCGACAGTTTCGACTGTTGGTTGCCGAACCCGAAAACGGGCACATTCGGCACAAAGACATTCTACTGCTCGACGCTCGAAGCAGACATAGAGCAGATATACAGCGAGACTCTTTGGACTTATAAAGAGGTCAGCTTCAATTTGACCGAAATGTAAGGGGGCACGGGCAGTGTATAAGATAATCAACGCGACAAAACGCGCAGCGGTAAGAACTGCTTATGCCAAGCGGACTCGTCACATAATCAACCGGATAACATTCGGACATTATGTGACGGCTCTCGGGATTCGCTCTTTTGTCTCGGATAAGGTCGTCGTAACGGACGGCTTACTGAGCTTGAGCGTGACACAGGTTCTCAACGGAGACGAGGACGCAACGGTCGGAAGTGTGGGGTCAAGCTCCTATTCCGCAACTTTTAATAATCCGTCACCCACCTATAACTACCGTGACAAGATAGCATTTATCGAAAGTGGTGTGCTTCTGGCGGACGGAACATATTATTATACGCCTTGCGGATATTTTGCGACAGAGAAGCCGGAGACGGACGACGACGGAAAGACCTTGACCGTCACCGGCTATGATGAGATAGACAAACTCGGCGGCAAGTGGACACCGTCTATCACCGTGACGGACACCACGACACTGAAAGATGTCGTCGAGAATATCGCGAGTATGCACGGCTTGAGCGTTACATATGTCGATACGGCGGCACAGACTGCCTTGAAAAATCATGTTATCGGCGTTGCAACAGCCGCAGAACTGACAGAGCAGAGCGAGCGAGATGTGCTCGGCTACTGCGTCGGATGCGCGGGAATGTCTGCGCGAGTAAACACGGTTGGAAAGCTTTATATCTCGTGGTTTTTCAGTCCGG